GGGGCAAATGCGAACGTAACCGCTGTGCTCAATAACGAGAATTAGTATCTCTCGTTGTGGGACGATAGCGGCAGCTGTAACGGGTATATACCAATTACTTCTGTGTGTATAACTTGGTCCATGCTAGGGATGCTCTTCGGAGGTGTCCATTCATATGAACGGTAACCATAAGAGCCTTCTCCTGTTATGGGAGAACCTGGCGAGTAACCAACGCTACGAGCCTTATGTTGAGGAGTTCGATTTGCGGACTTTTCGGCGGAGGTTCGAGAATGAGGGTTTGACCTTCTTGACAGTGGTGCTTCCCCGAATAGGGAAGTGCTTAGACCGATATCACTCTACAAATGAGTGGACTCCCCCCGAAGGTTTTGAACTTCGGAAGGACGTTACTGTTGATCCGGACCTCGGATTCAGTTTTCCAACTGATTCCTCAAAGGTACCGGTGTTTCTTGGTAACGCGGTTGAAGCTGCTTTGAAGGGCGACTCTATAGCCGTAGACTGTGTGCGTCAACTGACGCTCATATTCTATAAGCTGGAGGTAGACTATGGTGAAGAAATGGAGTCTCAGTTCCTTGCTCGGTTTGAACAAACCGATTTGGATCTGTTATCTCTCTTTGATAGCGTCGACTTTGATCGCGACGTTATCGTCGGGGAGATGGGGAGAATCATTGCGAGGGTCCTTTGTAATTCAGACCCTTATGATATTGTTCCCACTCACGGCAGCGGTGCAACTGCTTGCCGTACTCCTAATTGGAAAAAGCACCACCGGGCCCTCAAATATTTTGAGAAGCTCGATAATGTTTATCCATATTCTGACTATTTCTTTTTCTCTTATACTCATCTGGCTGATGAGTACGAGAGGTTGAGGGGTAGTGACACTGAGTCGGTCCCACGGGCACGGGTTTGTCTAGTGCCTAAGGATTCTCGGGGGCCACGTGTAATCTCGTGTGAACCTGCTGAGTTAATGTATATTCAGCAGGGGATCATGAGGAAATTATACGAAACCCTAGAGGCCCACAATCTAACCTCTGGTCGGATTAACTTTACCGATCAGACGATAAATCAGGAGCTGGCGCGACGTTCATCGAAAGGTGAGCTTAACCTGGCAACGATCGATTTATCGGATGCGAGTGACCGCGTTTCACTTGAATTAGTTCGGCGTGTTTTTCCGCCGCGCTGGTTCGAGTGCCTCGATGCCTGCCGATCCGAGGAGACGGAACTCCCTAATGGAAAGGTTGTTAAGTTAAACAAGTTTGCCCCTATGGGCAGTTCTTGTTGCTTTCCAGTTGAAGCACTCGTCTTTTGGGCGTGTGCGGTGGCAACCCTGCGTATATCACGGGGCTTGAAGAAGTACCCGGACGTGTACGTGTACGGAGACGATATCATTACTGATAGCGACTCAGTCGAGTTGGTGATGATGGGGCTTGAGAAGGTTGGCTTAAAGGTCAATCGGGACAAGTCCTATTTCCGTGGACCCTTCCGAGAATCGTGTGGGGGCGACTACCACTTAGGTGTGGATGTTACCCCCGTTCGAGTAAGGAAGTTCCTGGATAAGTCTAGTACTTCGATTGTAACTAACGCGGACTTGGCTAATCTTTTTATTGCCAAGTTTGGATATGCGGAGTCTTATTCTCTTCTTCAAGTCATTGAAGAGGCGGAGGGCTACGTTTTTCCTAGGACCGATATCGACATTCCTTGTTCGATAAAGGTACTTTCACCTAGCGCTAGCAATGATGTTTTCTTCAAAAGAAAGTGGAATTCCACTCTCCAGAGATTTGAACATCGTATACTTGTTTGTTCGTCTCCATGTCTGGAGCGACAACCTCCTAACTGGGAGGAGCTGCTAAGGAAGCAGTTGCCTAAGAGTATACTTACTCGACACCACAATGGTGAAGAGTTATTGTCAATCGACGGGCCGTACTCCAATCCGATTGCAAAGTTGGATAGGATTGCGGAACCCGGTTGGTACACGGATCCCCACACCGTCGTAGTAAAGTGGGCTTGGACCTGGCTTGGTTAAGCTTTGGTCTAGG